GTTTTTAAGTTGTTCTTTGGTTAAGCCTTCAATATTGCCCATTTCAAAAGCCTTGTCAATAAAGTCAAATTCAAGTTGTACTGATAGGTGACAAGCTTCAATAACCTTATCTCTCAATTCGTGTGTATCTAAATGTGGTTGTTCTTGAAGTAGTGTTCTAAATAACCAACAGCCTGCTTGTGAATGTAACGATTCATCTCTTACCGACCATTCTACAATCTGACCGGTACCCTTCATTAAATTGCGAAGCTGGAATGACATTAGTACAGCAAACGATGAGAATAAATTTACACCTTCTGTGAAGGCTGAGAATATAGCTAATGATAATGCTCTTTCTTCTAATGTCTCACCAGGTACTTCGATTAGTCTTTCAATTTTAGCTTTTGATACTTCATCTTCTAAAAACGCTGCAAAGTTATCTAAACCTAGTTCTTCATTTAAACGAGCATAGGCTTCAGCGTGTATGCTTTCAAAATCAGCAAATGCACGAGACATAGCTTGTATTTCAGGTTTTGGAAACCAAATAGATACTTTGGTTGACCAATAATCGTTTACGTGAACTTCGGTTTGGGCAAATGATTTTAAAATGTTACCTATAAGATTCTTTTCAGATTCATTTAGTTTAAGTTTCCAATCGTTTAGATCAGATGCTAAAGGTACCTCGTCAGCTAACCAGTGGGCTCTGTGTTGGTTTTTATAGTATTCAAACGCTGTTTGGTATTCAAAAGGTTTGTAGAATAATCTTGGTTCTGTTATCATGCGCTTAGGTTAAAAAATTTACTTGCTAACATTTGTCTATCTAATTCATCAAAATTTGTATTTCTATTTAGAATATCTCTATTACTTTGTGGTTTTGGCATCGTTTCTTCATCATCGTCTATAGAGCTTTCATCTGAAATGTCAAAATGTCCAGTTGATGTGAGAGAGTGATATTGCTACATCAGTGATCATAATTTTATCATATGATCCTGCAGCTTTATCACCCTCAATAATATCATCTTTTGCACCTGCGCGATTTACTTGCGAAACTGACCATACAGGTAAGTTCAATTCACGAGCTAATCCTTTAGTACTAACATAAATATCATCAATCTCATCTTTACGTTCGCGATTTGTCTTTTTTGAGCGAAGAAGATCTACATAGTCAATAATAATTAGATCGGGTTTAAATTCTTGATCTATGCATTTTTTAATATGGGATTCAATAGTAGAAATTGATGCTTTACCCGGTGAATACTCTTTAATAATCAATTGCCCTGGTAAGTTTGATACCGCTTGTTCAACTTGAGGTCTATGCGGTGTTTCCATTATACGATTAACAGGTATTTGAGTAAAATAGGCATCGTATCTTCGACCAACATAATCTTCACCTAATTCTAATGTATAATGAATAACATTAAAACCCATACTTACAGCATAACCACCTAAAGCAATTAAAGTCCAAGATTTACCACCACCAGGATTACCAAATATAAGTCCAAAGTCACCATTGCCGATTCCACCTTGCAATAGAAGATTAAAATGATCCCAAGGAGTAGGTACAACAATTCTGTGATCATCTCTATACCTAGATTCAACATCTTTATTATATTCGTGTCCTACATTCTTATCTTGTCCTGCTTTTAAAGCATTATCAATTAATGAACGTATAGAATCATAATCGCCGGAGTTTAAAAAATCAACACTTGTAAGCAATGCTTTTTTAAGTTGTTGATTTTTACAAAAGTTTGAAAATTCCTCTTCAACATATGCTAGATCTTCATCTGAGGATTTGTATGCTTCTCGCAATTGTTCTTTAATGGAGATTTGTAGTACTTCATTATCGATTTTCTTTAACTCTACTTTCAATACTTCCATCGAAGGAGTTGTATGGTATTTATCAAAGTATTTTAATATTTCTTTAATAATCCATTTATGTGCTTGGTTTGAGAAATAATCATCCGACATAACATCGTGAATACTAATTAGAAACTTTTTATCTGTTAGTAAACACGATATTACTTTTATCTGGAAGGCGTTCCCATACTTATCTAAAGTATTTAATGTCATAACTATTTTATTTGTAACTTGTTAAACTTGTAAAACAATTTTTTAACCAAAAATCTACATTTCTGATTATGTGTCCCAAACCATCTTCTTCATACAGTTCTAAAAATGCCCTAGGATGAAATTCGGGTAATGGACTTTCAATAGCATTTTGAATATCAACTTTATCGTTATCATCTAGCAATGGGTTAGATAGATCCATAAGCTTATAATTTTGCTCTAATCTATTTCTTTCTAAAACTATCCTAGCGTACACGTCGTGTTGTTTATATTTTGATTCTGCTATTTCAAAAATATTTTCTAATGTAAGAATTTGGGTGGCTAATTCAGGGAATTTTTTCAATAATCCTTTATCGCCTAATCCTTTTACACCAGGTACTTTATCGGAAGCATCTCCTAAAAGCACTTTACGTAAGATAAAATTCTCGGGCATTAACCCAAACTTTTCTTTTACGTGATGATACGAAAATATTTCTTTTTCTATGGGACGATAAATATCAACTTTTGCATTGGCAAGCTGTAGAAAATCTTTATCAGAAGAAACTATTGTTACCTTTGTATCGTATTTACTCGGCATATACTTTGACATATAAGCTATAATATCATCAGCTTCTGCTTTGGATATTGACAATAATTTAACGGGTAAGCAATGTAAGTAATGTATTAGTCTTGATATTTGTCCTACTTTAGCACTATTTTCATCGTCTATATCGTCAAATACCTCCCAATGAGTAATTCGAGTTAAATTTCGTCCTGATTTGTATTCGGGGAGCAGGTTTCTTCTATTTGTAGAAGCACCTGCCCCGTCGAACACAATATACACAGAAGAAGGTCTAACCTTATCAATTAAGTATCCTAAAGAGCGTATAAATCCTCCCATTCCTCCAACGTGCACACCTTCACTATTTGTAAAGCGCATCGTTGTAAAGTTCCTAAAGAACAAATTCAAAGCATCTATCAATAAAACATGATTGTGCCTATCAGAGGATAAACTATCATCTCCCTCATTTACATTGTTGAGGAGTTTGAGTAACTCTTTATTTTCCATAATTAATCGGGTTCTTGAGAGAATATATTGGTTGCTTCGAATGTATCTTCTTCTTCGAAGATATCAAAGTCTAGTCCACCAAGTATTGCACTCCATTCTGCAGCGTGTGCATCTTTATAGGCTTTAATTTCCTTATCATCGTCGTTAATAAAGCCGTGTGGGGTAATTACAATCTTACCTTTAGATTGAACCCCATTAATGTGATTTTTATCAATTTGAACATTAGTACGTTTAGCAAATTCAACTTGCTTACCATCCTTAATAGCCTTAATTTTGCTAGTTCCAGCGTTAGCTACATTACCAAACGTAATGACAAATGTTGCATCAAACCACATTGCGAATCCTCCTTTATTCATAAGTTTAGGTTGTCCCATAGGAACTTCAGCTTTAGCTGTCCAAACTTTATTGACACACACTAAGGTATTTGTATAGGGTGAGGATTCTTTTCTAGAAAGCGTAATTTTTTGGTTTACATTATTACCAAATTGAGTTGACATTGCACCTGCATTCCATTCGTTATTATTCTTATTGGATTTAACGGATAATTCACATGGCACGGAACCAATCGAATCCCACAAAAATAACAAATCGTACGGAAGATTACCTTTCTTCTGTTCGTCTAATAAATCTAATATAAATGCTGCTACATCTTCTATCGTATGAAGATTTTCTCTATCAATATATAAGAAATTACCTTCATAATCTAAAAGTTCTCCTGTTTTCTCATCCACAACACGTTTAACTTCTAACCCCATTTGAGTAGCGTGTTCCCAATTCCATTTCATCTCAGTAACAATGAAGACGGGCAGTACGCCCATTTTTTGGGCTGATACTGCCGCTTCAATCATTGCTGTTGTCTTACCTGTATCCGAGTGACCACGTAGTAGAACTATGTGGCCCATCGGGATACCAGGTACAGATGTCGTTTCTTGAAAAGCAGAGCTCAAGGGAATCCATTTTTGATCCTTAAACTTAACGCTTGAGTTAAGCATCTTTTTGGTTTTGAATTTATTCAAATCAAACCCAGATCTAAGCTCAGCAGATACTGCTGCTGTCAGCGATTCACTTTTAGTTCGAGCCATA